CTTTGTATTGGCAATTCCATCTCTTTAGATTGGGCAATGAGTCTTTTGACAAATTCTATAGATTACTCCACAAAGTTTAGAGAATCAGATCTTGTTGGACTATCGATCAATGCGAGTGGTTCGGCAAGTCAGGTTGAGATCGATGCATTCCTTCAATCTCAAAAGCTTTCACCCTCGGTGATTGAGAAGTTGAATGAAGCGAAAACACAAGGAATTAGCGAGATCAATATCGTCAATGAATTGACTCAAGCCCAATCCGTTGATCTCGTGACCAAGGCTGGTGCGGGTGGGAAAATCTTAAGAATGCTAGAAATGGAGAAAAGTATGGGTAAAACAAGGAAGTTTTTTGAATCCGAAGGGGAATCTGAAAAGCATGAAAAACACCACGAGGATGGTGCTGCGGATGCTTCCGCGATGGCTCCAGGGTCTGCTGGAAAGCCTGATCATGCTGATGAAGATCAAGACAAAGCGCTCTTTGCCAAAATGATCAAGCAATACTTGGGCAAAGATGATGCGGATCAAGAAGAGATGGAAATGGCAAAACATGCCTATCAAGCCCACAAAGAAGGCGGGATGGAGCACGGAGAAGCCTATGAAGCCGCTGGAAAACATCTCAAGATGGCTATGGAAATTGGTAAGAAGATGGCTCAATGTAAACAGGCCAGTGAATCAGAACATGAAGCTGAGTCCGAAGCAGAGAAGAAAGAAGCTCAATCCCCTCCTCCTGCTCCAAAAGGAGATGGACCTGCTGCTAAGAAAGAATCGGATTATATCCAGCTTCATGGGGAAGTTGCTCGTTTAAAAGAAAGCGTCAAGCAATATGAGCTGAGAGATTATCTGGATTCAAAGATGAGAGAATCCAAGCGTTCTAACGCTTTCACCAAGAAATTCCGCGAAGCTTTAGGAACACCTAAATCTAAACCTCACATTGACGAGATGTGGAAAGTTTTCTTGAAAGCTGCTGATGCCGGTGTCGAAGAAGTCGGAACGGAATCAGACGTCTTTTTAACCGAAAAATCAAATTATCGTGAATCTGAAAGCTCTACTGGAAAAGTAAACTTCTCAGATTGTTTACGTTAACACTTTAAAAGGGAGTTTAAAGTATGGCTACTACGCCGATTAATAATGTCATCCGAGGAGGCGCACAAGCTAAGTCGATCTTCGCGAGTGCTCTTCCCGTTTTAAGTACTTCTGTCAGTTATAACCAAGGCGATCTTCTTTGTTTTGATACGTCAAACAAAGTCTTGATTGCAGCTGCTACCGGGAATTCTGCGAATTTCTTGGGTGTTGCTGTCAATACCGTGGTGAGTGGTGTTCCTAAATCTCCTTATCAGGGAACAGCAGTAGATGCGTCTGAAGGTCTTTCAGATATGGCTGGCCCCCTTTACAACGTCGTTGCGACGTTGATTTTGGACACGGGAAGCACGCTGGCTCCTGGAGCAGCTGTCTACTTATCCAATACCGACGCTCAGCACGTGAGCCCGACTGCTAACGGAACTTCTCAGATCGGAATTTACACGGGGACTCAAGGATCTTTGAGTTCTTCTGCTGCGGGTCAGAAAGTAGATGTTCTATTGGGCGCAGTTTATCCGAATTCGACTCTCAAATTCTAAGGAAGGAACGATATGAGTTTACTTAACTTGGATCAAATTCAAAAAATGTCCGAGAGCAATTCTTGGACGAACAATAAGGGAGAAACTATTCTCGTGAATAGTTCTAAACCCGAAAACAAACAGCAACTCCGAGAAAACCTTTGGCAAAGTGCCGAGGTGAAATCCTACCGAGAAAGCTTTCAGAGAAAGTATGGATTCGATTGGGCTGATCGAAAAGCTTTTCCAGTAGGTGACAACAAATGGAGCTGGAATAAGGTTGCAAACAAACTCGGTCATGCAACCGTAGGGTCCGCTCTTCGAGAAGCGGATTCCGCAACCTCTTTTACCCAGGTCCTTCGCGCTGGGATTCAGCAGCTAGTGAACAACTCTTATGATACGGTTCCTACGACTTTTGAATCCTGGACTTCCACTGTAAACTCCACTCGCGATACGGAACTCTATGCACCTCTGCATGGAATTACGTTTATGCGGGAAGTTGGTAAGCAGGAGCCTTTCAGTGAAAGCACTGCAGCTGGCTTAGATATCAAGCTCATCAATCGTAAATACGGTGAGATCTATGCCGTTGAGCGAGAGCTTTTAGAAGATGACCAAACGGGGCAATTTGCAAAGCAAAGTGGTTTGCTCGGTGAATATGCTAAACTTGCTTGGGAAGTTATTGCCTACGCGAAACTTGCCGGTGTTTTCACGGGCGGAGTCAAGGCAAGCTATGCAGGCCTCGTGATTCCGAATACTGAAACAAAACCTTCCACTGAAGCAAACTATCCGTTCACGTCTTCTTCTGCTCCTTTTCAAGGAGGAGGTTCTAACCGTCCGACCAGTTTTACAGTTTTGAATCAGACTGGGATTCAAAACGGTTTCATCGGTCTCATGAACCAAAGAAACTTGTTAGGGCTCCTCATGAATGTGGACCCAAAGAGATTGATTGTATCTCCTCTCAATCGGTTTAGCGCTGCGATTCTCCTGAACAGCAGTTTCTATCCTTCGGTACCTAGCGGAACCGCAGGAACTCCAGGTGCAACGTTCGCGATCAACCCGATTGAAAGCATTGCTGCTTTGACAGTATCTCGCTTTGTGTTTGAGAACACAGGTGTGATCGATGGTCAAAGTAATGCCTGGTACCTGCTTGATGATTCGAAGCCATGCTTTGTCATGCAAGTCAGAGAGAGCGCAAGTGTGATTCAGGAAGCTCCGAACTCGGGAGAATCCTTTGATCGGGATATTATTCGATTCCGTTTGGTCATGAGAGGGAATGGAGATTGGATTGACCCTCGTTTCTGTTGGCAAGGAAATGATGGCTCAGTCACAAGTTAATCAATAATGATTGACCCGCGTAGATCTCGGTTTATCTTAGATCTACGCGGGGAGATATTGAATGAGTAAAAGAACGATCATTGCACCTGAATCCAAAAAACAACGCATGGCAGAAATTTATCCGGACTCAGAACCTAAAGAGACCGAAACAGCGGCGCATAGGCGAGCGCTTCAGAAGTACGAGGAGAAACAACAGTTTCTTTATCCCGTAGAGAGAATTGCTCAAGATAAACTGGTCATCCGGAAGACGAAGTTTCCTGGAGCGGATGAGGCTTATCCGGACGTCACGCAGAGTTTATTTCGATTTGTGGATAAATTCTACCCTCACGCAAAAGGGGGCCCCCTTTGGGTAGATGAACCCAGGAATGAGAAAGAAATCTACCGAGCTTATGAGAGGCATAAAGTCATGAGGAAGCTAGGATTAAGGCATCTGGTCGTCGAGAAGGACTCTACTTATGAGCACCTCCTAGAACAGCTAGGTGAATCTCTATGATTTCCTATTCATTAGGACAGTACGGGTGGATTTGCCCAAAATGCCAAAAGGTTTATTCTCCTCAGCAATGTGAATGCACCTACTGCAATGGGGCGCTGACAATTTCATCGACAACTGTAACGGGTAATAACCCCCCAGAAACACATTCGTATGGATCCATACAAGGAAGACGACCATGACCTGGTCTACGGCAGTCTCAGATCTCAGAACACTTGTCTCGGATGGGCCAACGGATCGATATAGCTCCAGAAAACGTTGCTTCGGCGAGGTGAATGGATCTAATCTCATGTTTAGGACCTTCGAATTCAGGAGAATTACAAATTTCACTTCTGCCACACTCCCTCAAGGAGTATATATTGATGGAACTATTGTGCCTGCCTCTGGATTTTCCGCAGATTATCCTGATACTGGCGAATTTGTTTTTATAAATGCACCCTCTGATGGTTCAGAAGTTGAGGCTTCCTATTATTCTCAATGGTTCTTAGACACTGAACTTCAGGATTTTCTTTCTGTTGCATCCAACTGGTTAGGAAGTTCAACGGATTATACGACCATTCCAAATGGTCTTCAGCCATCCGCTTTAAAATATGCTGCAGCAGAAGCTTATCTCAAGATGGCTATTCGGTGGAGGACTTTTCTCTCCGAAATGTACCGCGTAGAGGACGAGCCTAAAAAGCCCGGAACTGGTCCCGCCGATGACTATGTGAAAATGTCTGAAACATTTAGAGAAGAGGCCCTCAAGGCCCGAGATGAGTTCTATACCCGTCAAGGAAGGTCTTTACAGCCTCTTTTTGGTTCTGTGTTAGGGAATGTGAAACCGATGCCGGGAGGTGGAGGTGGGGTCTGAGTACTTCTATTGAAATCACTGAAAATGGACTCGAGAACCGCCTGAACGGTCTTTTGACTCGTGCTCAATCCACGAAAGCTTCCGCACGTCTTTACCCGATTTATCAAGCAATTCAAACCCGAAGATTCATGACTCAAAATGCAAGCGAAGGCGCTCCTTGGGCTCCTTTGAAGAAGGAATACGAAACTCATAAATTGAAACGTTATAAATCTTGGCCTGGGGGAGGAAGAAAAATGCTCATTGGCACTAGTACTCTTGCAGGAGCGGTAATTGGTCCAGGTTCCCCTTTTGAGGGCATAAGCCATCATCGGGCCATGTTTAAATCCTATTCTATGCAAATCAGTGTAGATACGTCCGGAACTAATGCAGAAGGGAAACCCTTTAATTATCCTGACTATGTGGCTGAGAAGCGTCCTTTTATGAGCTTTTCTGCAGCAAGTGTTTCAAAACTTAAAGATGCATTAAAACAATATTTGATTGGAAAGTAAGGATAACTTCTCATGGGGGCCTATTACGGCGCAGAAATCGCAACTGATTTAATCCAAACCCAGATTAAAAATACCATTGTAACTGCTTTGGCAAGTCTAAGAGCTGAGCGAAATGATCCGATAGTAACAACGGAACCTCCCAGGGAATATTTCATCTATCCGACGGCTAATGTATATCGTCCACCCGCTATTTTTACGATCTTTGAACACCAACAAATTAAGAATTTAAAATCCGATGGTAATCATATCAATGCCATTGATTCGATCGTGGTTGCTTGTGTCGTCGAGGATCGTCTAGAGAGACTCTTGACGATCAAAGCTTGGAGATATCAAGCTGCGCTTATGCAATGTTTGCATCTCGTATCTTTGACAAATGCGGATGGTAACGTTAGGTTATTTTCTAAGGTCGAATCATGTGAATTTAGCGCTATCGTCAATCTCAAAGGAAAGAATGCTCAAGATTCGGTCTTTAGAAAAGAAATGGCTCTACGTCTGAGCGTAGATCATATTGAAAATTTAGAGTGAATGAGTAGGTAGGTTCTCTCCAAGGAGGAGTGGAACTTTAAAAATTGAGGAATAGGGAGATTCCAAATGTCGACCAGCTTTTCAACGATTACGCCAGGTAATTTTGAGCTATCACCCTGCCGAGTGACGTATAAAGGCGTCGATCTCGGAGCTACCGATAAAGTCACTGTCAAGATTGAAGAGAAGTTATCTCCTCTCAAAGCAGATCAATTGGGAGATACCATCATCGATAACGTCGTTTCTGGGTTCAAAGTGACTATAGAAACCGCTTTGGATGAGGTTCAGCTGAAAGCGAATTGGAAAGTGGTTTTTCCAGCGCATAAGCTAGTCACTCAAAATGGAAACACCATGATGTATTTTGACTCTCAAGTAGGCCAACATATGGCCGCTTTAGGGGGCCCACTCATTCTTCACCCTCTTTCCAAGACAAACTCAGATAAATCGACTGACTTCTATGTTTACTTGGCAACGGCTATGCCGAGTTCTCAGCTCGATTTTTCATCTACCGAACAACAAAAACTGAAAGTGACATTTGATGTTTACCCAGATTTTACGACTCAGCCTCCACGATTTTGTTTATATGGCGATCCATCTGTCGGTCTTGTCAACGCCTCTGCTGGCGCTGCTACTGCTGGGACTGGCAATGTTGGTGCTGATACTGTAACGGGAATTACCGTGAACAACGGCGCTACGAAGACAGAAACGATTACTTTGCTTTGCGTAACAGCGGGCGCGAGTGGATTATTCAATGTCAATGGGTCTCTTTCCGGACCGCTGGGGTCAGCAACGGTGGGTGTCTCCTTTTCAGCCTTCGGAAACGAAATTGGATTCACGGTGAATGATGCATCTCCTCATGCAGCAGTAGGAGATAGTTACGCAATTTCAACGACAGCCGCAAACTATACGTAGAGGGAAAATGATATTTAAACCTGCAAGAGCACAAGCAGAACCCATTCCACAGATGAAGATTGTCTGTGATTTTGATGCTCTTGTAGGTGAAAAAATCGGCTTTAAGTTTAAAAATAAATATTATTTGATCAATAACGTTTCAGTAGAAAACTACATGCAAATTACTCTTGCATATAGGAATCTTCTAGAAATGGTAACTTCAAGATCACAAGGAGACCCTCTACCTCAGAATGAGGTCTACCATAAATACTATGATCTCATCCATCCTTTGGTTCCAGATTTTGAGTTCGAAGATTTAAAGTCATTACCCTTCTTTTTATTGAATCAACTCATTCAACTCGTCATGCGGCAATTAGCTGGAGATCCTGGACTCTATGATAAGGATGAAAAAAAAAATCCATTGATTCCACCATTGAAATCTCCTTAATTCCAGCGATTGCTTTTGTCTGCTACTTTTATAAATGGGATTATCAACAGACTTTAAAAATGCCCATGAAAGCATTTGGAAAGATGCATAAAGAAGCAACAAAAATGGAAGCTGCTCAATTTAGAGAAACTCTAGATATCTCTATGGCTTCTAAGAGTAGCTTTCAGTACTACAAAGAACTTAGATCACGATATAACGCAATCATTTATCAAGATAAACCGAATCGACTTCCTCCTCAACCTCCTTCGATGCACCTCGATGCCGCCGGTCCAGACGCTCAACTGATTATGAGAAGTGTATTTGGATCTTTCAAAAGGACTTTAGGATATGGCTGATGAAAGTGATAAAGTATCATTTCTTCTCGATTTGGATGTTGCTGAATTTACAGAAAAGGGACTTCAGGCCAAAGGGATTATTGAAAAATTAGGAAGTGAAGAAAGTCTTTCCGGACTCATTGAAGGACTGACAGTAGCCGCCCCCATCTTGGGAGCGTTGGGTGTTTCTGCTTTCGCATTTAAAAAAGCCATTGATTTGACAGTAGAAGGAGAACAGATCGAGCGAGTCAACAATCAATTTGAGTTGTTGTCGCAACAAGCAGGAATTGCTCCAGAGAAACTTAAAGAAGGACTAGAAAAAGCTTCAGGTGGACTCATTAGCACGAATGATCTTTTGAAGATCTCCAATGAGGCCATCGTCAAAATGGGAGGTTCTGCCGATAAGCTTCCTCAAATCCTAGAAATTGCGAGAAAAGCAACTCAGGTTTATGGCGGAGATGCCAAAACCAATTTTGAAGAAATTACTAATGCTATCGCGAATGGAAATACCCGAATGCTCAAGCATTACGGGATTATCATTGATGCAACCAAAGCAGAGAAGGATTTCGCTGATGCGAATGGAACTACCGCAGATCAGCTTTCTCAAGCAGGAAAGCAGCAAGCGATTCTCAATGCTTTCTTAGAAAAAGGGAATGCAGGGTTTAAGGACGTCACTCTCAATGCGAAATCAGCAACTTCAATTCTTCAAAGCTTAAAGACAACGTTTTCTGAAATTGGAGAGACATTTACTCTCGCTTTCGAAAAAACGATTGGTCCTGGAATGAGGAAGTTTTTGGGGACCGTTCAAAATTTAGCAACCCAACTTAAGCTTCATGTTCAAGCATCTATCGGTGATGGAGCTGAAGCCGCTAAGGCAAAGGCCATCTTAGCAGGAAAATCAGTTGATGAACTCACTAAAAAAGAAGAAGTTGCCACAAATAAATCGATTGACAATATTAAAAAGGTTTCTCAGGCATCCATTGTTGATCAAGAAAAACAAAAGAAAAATCAACAAACTTTCCGGCAGGAAATGTCGAAAATCGATCAGCAGTATTTTAAAGAACAACAACAAAGTGTTCAGTCTTTTGCTCAAATCGATCAGCTCGTCAAAAAACAAACAGAAATGGCTGAGAGACAACATATCTCAAATTTGAAAGCCATCCAAAGCAATGCCTCCTTAGATCGAAAACAAAAGAAGCAGCTCGAGGTGATGGAGAATAAACGTTTTAACGAGCAGATGGAGAATGATGAGAAAAATTCTGCAGCATTGAGACTCAAGCTTTTAGATAACTACGCTAAAAATTCAAAAACGATCTTTCAGGGAATTGAGAGAACATTTAAAGCCAATACTCAAAAGATGAAAATGGAGCAGGAAGATTTCGGTAAAAGAGGAACCGAAATGTGGAATTCACTTTCTGTGAATGCTACCTCTGCTTTTGAGTCGATTGGTGCGGGGATGGTTGCACAAAAGGATCTAGGTCAAAACGTTGCCTCTGCATTAGCCGGTTTTTTCTTAGGATTCTTAGGAGACCGAGCCATTGCAGAAGGTACGGTCATGATGTTGTCAGGAATTTGGCCTCCTAATCCATTAGCATTAGGTGGAGGTGCGGCATTAATTGCTCTCGGTGGGGCCCTTAAAGCAGCTGGGAGCGCGGCGGGAGGTGCATCTACTCCCTCAACTGTTGCTACCGCTCCTTCTCCCCAAGCAATCGCTTCTGGTTCGGCTGCGCCTATAGCCCCCATATCTTCAGCATCTACGGATACTTCTCAGGCCACACCTCAAGCAACTGCGAGCATGGATCAACAGCAGGCTCCTCAAAGAATTGTAACCGTGAATATTTCAGGAAACTATTTAGAAACGGATTCCACAAAACGGATGTTGATGGATCTCATGAGGCAAGAATCAGATGCAACTGGATTCAACTACAATCAGATTGGGGCGTAAATGGCTTTAGCATCTAAAAGTTTATTTACGTATGGAATTCAGGTGACAGCCCTGAATAATAAAATCGATTTCAAAGCGGCAAGTGGTGGTCTTACATTGACCGCAACTCTTAATTTAGGATTTTATTCCCCAGCAAGTTTAGCTCAAGAAATTGCTTTTGAAATGCAAAGTGTAGACACACTCGGGAATATTTACTCAGTGAGTGTAAATAGAACAGTAATGGGCGGAACACAGAATAGAGTGATCATCTCAACGAATGGAACATTTTTAAGTCTTCTATTTGGAACAGGTCCTAATTTCAATATTAGCGCTTCTGCAATTATGGGCTTTAACCCATCTGATTATACAGGATCAACAACCTACATTGGTTTATTTACAACTGGATCAACATTAATTCCTGAATTCATCGGATACAATTATCTGGATAATACAAATCAATCTAAAATTTTTGGAGCAGTGAATGTTTCAGCTTCAGGACTCAAAGAAGCAGTCACATTTAATACACAATTTTTCGTGAATGTTGAATATAAGTACGAGCCAAAGGCAAATCTTGCTGCTTGGAAAAGTTTTTTCTTATGGTCTATTCAACAGAGACCTTTTGATTTTACGCCAGAGATTGCTAATCCAACGAATGTATTGACGGTTACTTTGGATTCTACTCAATATGAAGATCAGGGATTAGGATATCAAATGAGCGAAATGCTCGCATCTCAGATGCCCAATTTTTACGAGACGGGTCCTTTAAAATTTAGGTTGATTGTCAATTTAACGAGTTTTAGCGGGGGGTGATTTAAAATGGGTGTCCTAGATGGTCAAGCAGTCTCAGCATCAGTCACGAATCCTGCTTTTATTAACAAGAATCAAGATGATGTCATGCCGAATAAATTGGGATTCAATAGATCCCTTTCGGGAACATCCATTGCAGATATTCAAGTAGCAGTAAACAAATTATATACCGCTTCAGGGGCTTCTGAAACTCAAACTGGAACTGTGTATAATGCAACTGCCAATACCATTAATGATGGAGATTCTTATCAAACTGCTTTAACTAAATTAGCAGATAAATTTGATCCGGCAACAGGTCATTTTCATACAGGCGCAGCGGGCGATGGACCTATTTTGGATGTGGTTCTCACACTTGCAGTTACAGGAAATATGCCTCTGACTGGAAATCTTGTTTTTATTCCTGGAAATGGAATTTCCATGGTTCAAACAGGAAATGACATCATTATTGCTGCAACAGGTGCGAGCGTAGGTGGCGGTGGAGGCGGTGGATCTCTTCAATGGATTGAGAATGCGAATTCTCCTACTCCTATTTTCGAGGACAATATTGAAGTCTATGGATTTGATTTAGGCTTAGGGCAATCGCTCTATACCAATGTTAAGGTTCCAAATACCTATATTGCAGGAATGCCGATTCGAATGAGAACAGAATGCTACTCTTCTGCTGCTAGCGGCTCTCTCTTATTTCAAACGGTTACCACATTAATTCGCACTGGAATCGATGCGATCTCGAGTACAACCAATCAACATACTTCTACAAATTCAGCCCTAACTTTAGGGGCTGGCACCGTGAATATTCCACAATCTGTAATAGCTGATCTTTCAGACGGATCTGGGCAGATCAATGGTGTAAGTGTCCAATCAGATGATACTCTTATCGTCAAATTAACTCGAGGGACAGATACTTCTACCGCTCGAGCAAGACATATGAGTTTTGCAAGTGAGGTAACCTTCTCATGAGTATTACGAATCGAGATAAAGCAGAATTAGGAGTAGAGCAGAATTTCTTAATTAATGGAGGAGGAGAAAGCGGTACGGCAGGATGGAGCACCTTTGTTACTACATTCACGGGAGGATTACCTACTACAATTACCCCCATTACTGGAACTAGCATTATCAGTATTACTTCTACTACCACAAATCCTTTGTCTGGAAATGAAAGTCTGGTGATGAATATTAATGCCTACCTAGGCTCACACGGATATGGTGTCATTTCTGATCCCATCACTTTAACTGATGCTTATCTTGCAAAAGTGATCTCTGTGCAATTTGATTACAATTTTATTACAAATCCTCAAAATGTGGACGTGAGTGGAACTTCTACGCAAACAGTTGAAGTTTGGTTTTATAATGTTGGTTTAGGGACCTGGTATCAACCTGCTGGTTTCAGGTCAATCAATACTAAAGGAGTAACTGGGGCGCTTGTACCGGGTAGAACTCCATCAATTACTTTTCAATCAGATGTTTCAAATGCATCAAATAAAAACCAATATAGGGTTGCGATTGTTCTTCGAAATGATCCTGCAGGCAATTTCAGCATGTCATTTGACAACTTTACCTTTGGAAGACCGACTAGAAATAGTGGGCCTGCTGTGACAGATTGGCAAGATTATACTCCGATCTGGACATCGACTGCTACGCCACCTTCCATAGGAAACGGGACCCTGATAGGACAATGGAGAAGAGTCGGAGATAGTATTGAACTTAGAACAGCAGTAATTTCTGGTACGACAACTACCTATGGTTCAGGTTCAGGGAAATATCTTTTTTCTCTCCCTTCAGGGATAAGCATAGATACAAGTAAAATTGCCAATGCGGCAACAGCTGCTAGACCTACTTATGGCACTGGATTTTCACTTAAACTGGGAGGTGGGAATGCTTGGTATAATTATACAGTTGCCTATGAAACAACTACTCAATTCTCGTTAAGCCTCACTAATGCAGATAATGCAGGAACGCAATCTGCTGGGGATTCTAATCCTGTAGCTCCTAGCGCTTCTACTGCAAATCAAGAATGGCGTGCTCATGCTACTTTCCCAGTTTCAGGTTGGTCTTCTGATTTACAATTGAGTAATGATACCGATACAAGAGTAGTGGCCGCTCAAGTAGGTTTATCGGCAAACGTAACTCCCAGTGCAAATACACCTATAATATTTGATGCCATTATTTCAGATACTCATTCTGCCTATTCTATAAGCACAGGATTATATACTGTTCCAGTCAGCGGTTATTATCAAATAGATTTTGTGGGATTACTTTCTTCAGGTAGTGGAGATGGACCTACAACAAGAATGAATGGTGTAGCATTAACTGCTCTATGTTCGGTAACAACAGGAACATATGGAGCAGGTTCATTTGTTCTTAAAGTGAATGCAGGGGATACAATTGGTATTTATGCTAACAATGGAGGAAACACCTATTTAGGTAATGCAGCTCCTTATAATACTGCATTTTCAATTAATAGACTTTCCGGTCCATCTGTGATTGCTGCAAATGAAACTGTAGCAGCAAAATATACAGCTACAGCAGGCGCAGCGATTAATAACGGAACCCCAAATATCTATGATACAAAGCTTGTGGACACACATAACCAATTCAACACTTCCACGGGAAATTATACCGTCCCAGTATCTGGGATATATGAAGTATTTGGAAGAATATACAGTAGTACTGCAATAGCAAGTTATATTCTTTTGAATGGTTCTATTTATAGTCAAGGCGATGCTGCTACTGCAGGAGCCCCAGGAACTATTTCTGATATTATTCCTTGCATAGCAGGAGATATTTTGGCGTTATCGTCTAATTCATCGACTACTGCATTAGGACCGAATTACCTCAATAGTATTTCTATTATCCGAGTAGGGAATTAAATGGCAAATTTTGGGAATTATCCTCCAAATTATCTTCTCTTTAATCAACAACTTTCAAAGTCTCTTTCTATTGTGATGAAGATTGAGGGAATTCCTCTCATTTTCGGAAGTTCAGATACTTTTCAAACCGTGAGATACGGAGATCCTGGAATTGTGTACGGAACTCCTGGATTAGTTTATGGAGGGCTTAGACGCATCGGTGGTCCTAACGGAACTGGAGGAGTACAACCTTGGATTGTTCTAGACTCTGGAATGATCATTCAACAAAGAATTGAACCTGAACAAGGCAAAGGAAACATAGGGACGTTGAACATGACCTTAATTGATTATCAAGGTCAGGTCTCTAATTTCATTACTCCTGGGAATGTTGTTGACGAGATCATGTGTAGTAAGCAAGTAACCATTTTCCTGGGATTTCAACAAAGCTCTTATCCTGAGGATTATTTAATTATCTATAGAGGGTATATTACTTCTTTGGATTGTCCGCCCGCCATTGTTAGATTTCAAATTTCAGATGGAACTATGAAGTCGAGACAACCTATATGTGACACTCCTAGTACAAATACAACTACACCGATCGATTCAGTACAAACTACTATCCCTGTATTAGCAACAGGAGGATTTTATTCTCAGATACTGGGGCCTGATGGAACCTATGCAAGCACAGTTCATACCTTCATAAAAATTGATGATGAATATATGGCGTATGGCCCTTCAGGAATTACAGGTCCAACCAGTTTTTCAGTCACACGAGGGTCTTTGGGAAGTCTTGCATCAACTCATGATGAGGACACTCAAGTGACCAATGTAATCCAATTTGGACTTGATGCTCCAGGCCAAGGGGTTAATTTCATCACTTTAGCGCTTCAGATTCTTCTATCGGGATGGAATGGTCCTTGTGAAACCGATATTGCTCTCGCGTCGCTAGGATTTGCAGGAGTCACAAATCCTAATTCATTTGTTTTATCGTCCGACGATGCTCAGCTCGATTTAGGGTTGACCGTAGGAGACTACTTTTCAATTTCTGGAGCATCCAATCTCTCAAATAATGTCAATGGAGTGATTACCGGACTCACGACTCTTCCGGGCGGTGTCAGTCCTTTCACTGTAGTGATTGAGACCGATCAAACCTTTATCGTAGAAAATCCTACAACAGCAACAGCTTCTTTTAGATCTAAGTATGATGTTCTTCCCGTAGCAGCGGGTTCTCAATGTCGAATGAGAGATGTAGATGTAGAAACGATGGAATTTGTAAAACAATCTTATTTTAACTCTACCTCCAATGTAGCTATGTTTTATGACTCTCCACTTTTTGCGAAAGATACAGTCGCTCAAGATTTGTTTCTTCCCTTTGGATGTTATCAAATCAGTCGATTTGGAAGAATTTCTATTTCCGTAACTAAACCTCCTCTTCCGGGAATTGGTAATTTAATTCAGCTTGATTGGACCAATGTCATTGATCCAGATAAAATTTTAGTTACAAGAGCAACTAATAACCGAACGTTTTACAATCAAATTTCATATGAATATGATTTCGATCCTAATTCAGGAGATTTTGGGTCCATTCAATATTTCGTAGATACAAATTCTCTCAATCTATTTAATCAGACGCTCTCACTTCCGATCCAGGCGAAAGCACTTAAGACCAACTTAGATGGTGGGATTATAGCGGCAAGCCGTGGGGCGGCTTTACTCAATCGTTATAAAAATGTGGCCATCATTATAGAGTTGACTGTAAATTGGAGCGTTGGCTCTTTGATTGAGGTTTCTGATGTTGCATTGCTGGTTGATAATGGAACTCTCAAAATCATGAATTTTGAGACAGGTCAAAGAAATTTAGGGTCACAACTCTTTGAAGTGATCGATAGAACATTCAATGTCACAAAAGGCAATGTAAAACTCAAGCTGCTTTCGGGATTGGGATTCAGTGCAAATTCTCGGTTTGGATTAGTTTCTCCATCTACGATCTTAGGGATGGGAACTACGTCAACCTCCTTAAAATTAACACCATCCTATGGACAGACGACAATAAGCGGAGAAATCTCTAAATGGAGTCCTTTTTTTGGATTCGGTCTCGGTATAGTCGTTCATAGCCGGGATTACTCTTTTTATGAAACTGGAACTTTAATAGGCATAGATCCAAGCGACGTGACTTCTTTACAAGTCACTGGATTAGGATCTACACCCTCTCCAGGAATGATTGTAGAGATAGCGACCTACCCTTTAGATACAAATCCGCACACTTTTTCTCAATATAAAGCTCTCTATTGTTACATTACTCCAACAGTTGCTATTGTAAGTGGTATCTCATCCACTCAATTTACAGTGTCACCTTCTGATATTTCCAAATTTATACAAGGAAATCTTCTCATTACCCGAAAAAACGACTGGACGAATTACTCGCCTGAGGTCACTATTTCGGTGGTAGATAGTGGGACTAATACAATCACTGTATCTAAATCATTGGGATACACTCCCGATAATACCTACCTTGTTGAAGGATTAGGGTTTCCTGATGGAACTGGGTATTATCGATATGATTAATGGGGGAACTCTTTTTTATGGCAGTCGTACCAGGTGCTTTTGATCCGGTTCAACAACCTTCGGTTCAATTTAATAACCCTGTTTCTGAATCCTCTTTGGATGGGATTGCAGCTTCAGTGAATGGTCTTTTGGGGATCATACTGCCGGTAGGTAGTCTGATTCATTCGATGTTAGACCCAACAACATTTACAAGTCAGCTTCCAGCTGTTTTATTGGGGTCAACTTGGGTTTTAGCGGATGGCCGGAATGTATCGGGTTCCGCGTATGCTAACGTAACCGGACATAGTACAGTCCCTGATTTTAGAGGGGGATTCCTTCGAGGAAAAAATAATGGAAGATCAGATGGACAAGCAGATCCTCATGGAGACCTAGCTCTCGGAACTTATGAGGGTGATCAATTCAGTAGCCATAACCATCATTTTTCTGATCCTGGTCATACCCATACCACTAGCTATTTAGGGACTGGATTAAGTCCTAAATTGAGAAATTCTGCTTACGGCGCTGGAAGCGACATTTCTGGAACAGATGCAACTGGAAGCAATCTCGTTGTTGCTGATTCAGGTCCTTCTAATGTTGTCGTTGCTTTTCAAGGGGGCGCTGAGAATAATCCTAAGAGTTATGTAGTAAATATTTATATAAGGATTAATTGATGATTGACTCTAAAATAGAATCCCTCATTCAAATGTCATCAAAGCTTTATCAAGTAGAATCAACCTGGATGAAAGCGATTATTACTACAGAAACTAACTGGAATTCATATGCTGTTAGATATGAAGTGAATTATTCCTATTTATTTAATCCTGAAAAATTCACTAAATCTGGATTGATCTCTATGAGCACTGAAATAGCAACTCAAAAAATGTCATGGGGTCTCGCTCAAATTATGGGAGCGCTAGCTCGAGAACAAGGTCATGAGGGATTTTTGTCAGAATTGATTAAACCTGAAGTGAATCTGAAACACCTAGCAATCAGGTTAAGTTTTTTGAAAAAGCATTATTCAGATCAACCTTCCGACATTTTTAGTATGTATAATGGTGGACCAGGTTCTATCCATAAAGTCAATGGTTCGTATGTGAATCAATCCTATGTAAATAAAGTAAAATCGAATCTTCTTGATTTGCAAAATAAATCATAAGAGTTCAAACTGAATATTAGGGGGTAATATTTATGATTAGCTGGCTTTCGTCAAATTGGTCGGGTGTACTTTCCATTGTAACTGCAGTTTTGGCAGTAGGCGTAATGATTGCGAATCTTTTGCACGCAAGTAATGTAGCGTCAAAGCTTCAATCCATCGAAGATGGAATCAATAATTTTGTAAAAAGTCTTCAAAATAAATCATGATTGTAGCTATTTTTAATGCAATCGCAGCAATTCCTGCTCTTTTGAATGCGTTGAAAAGCTTGATTCAATTCATTAGTGATCAGGTCAATGCTGCCGAAAACAGAAAAATCATTGCTGACTTAGCTAAAGCTTCACAAGTATCAAAACAGACAAAAGATACGAGTGGGATAGAGAACATTTTTGATCCTGGGAAGAAAAAATGATCGATCCATTTGAAGAGCAGAGATTAAGTACGGCTTTCGGATGCTTTTTTTTAGGTATCACCATTATTTTGTTGATTTTAACCCAAGGATGCTCCAGTAACATACCCGCAATCGATGTTACCTTGTGGGCGGGAAACTCTACCCAGGAATCCATATCCCGCTCACAATCCAATCAAAATCTTCTCTGTAAAGATCCTGACTTCGATAATTATGTCTGCATGACCTATTCAGATCTTAAAAAGATGTATGAAACCATGCTCAAATGTAAGCAGTGGAACGTGAACACGATGACTCCAGAAGAAGAGTTCCTTTTGGTTAAAAAAAACAGAGAGGTCATTCGCCATGTCCTACCAAGAAGAGAAATTAAGAAATTGGAATCCCTTCTCAATTGATCAATGGGTTGCATGGCTAGGAGCGACCATGGTAGGGGTAGCGGGAATCACTGTATTCTTCTACGTGAACTTTGAAACCAAAGATGCATTTGCTGAATACAAATCCGAGCAAATCCGAATCCAGGATGAACTTTTTAAAAGACTCGACCGAATCGAGGACAAGATCGATCGTCTTAGTAAATGATGAACTGAGATGGAGAATTTCCAGTAGAGAAGCCAATCTTGGTGTCTGTTCCTCCTGATATCAGCTCAATATTATTCGTTCCTTGAATATTATAGGTGAAGTTACTTCCAACGATAGGATTGATGGGATAAACTTGATAATTCATGGAATTATAATAATCTCCTTGGTAGCTCAAAGTACCAGTTGAAGCATTGTAGTTCCATATTTTCCCGAAATTGAATCCTACTTTGAAGTAAATTTGATTCGTTCCATTCCATTGATAGCCTTGATATTCGTCTCCCATATCTTGGCTATAGACAAATGTAAGAAGTCCGGTGGAGGAATTGATCGAGTAGACATCGATATAAGTAGAATTTTTGTTGATACAAAAAAGGAATTTCTTAGATGCATCTATCAAGAGAATATAGGGTTGCGAGTGAGTGGTGATTCTATTATTAACTCCGATATCCCAGAGATAACCATTGGAAGGATCAATTCCAAATTGAGTGAGAGTATCATCACCTTGGTTAGCGACATACATGAATCTCGAAAAGGAACTAGGTTCTACAGCAGCAGCAGGTTTATTTGAACTCGAAGTTGTTGATGATGTTGTACTTTGTGAAGATTGTGAATTTTGAGTTGGAGCATTGATCTGTGTTGTAGGGTTACAAGAACAAAGACTTAAAAGAATTAAACAACTGACGTACCTCATAAAATCCTCTCTTTCTATACTTTAATAATATACTATTTAAGTATAGATTGTAAGTGTGTCAGAGAGGACATGTGTCAAATCGTTTGTACCAGGTCATGACTTGTTCTAAGCAACAAGCCACAAGTGTGAGGCCCCCTGACCTTTGGACTTTGGCTAAAAAGGCCATTTGAAGCTGATCTCTTAAGGTCGGGGTATTCATGAATCTGGCGTAACCTCGAGATGATTTAACCTCAATCGCAAAGAATCGACCTTTCATAGAACCGACGATGTCCGAGGTCCCTGGGATGATAAATTGATTCTTATTCTTTCTGAAGACCTTTTTGATCGGATCGAATACCCCGACCGTATTTATTTTAAAAGCGAACGTCTGTTGTTGAAGATTCAACCACGTAAGGATTTGAGTTTCGATTTGCTTTTCTTCCATGAAGCTATATTAACTGAAATGATTTATTTACAATGACAATTTCTTTTCCTTCTCCTGCTCATCTAGAAAATGACATATCACTGCTGTCAGGAACTCGGGCCATTTGAGTTGCTGCTTTTCCATAAAGCTTTTGGCCCGGTAAAAAACATCGGTCGGAATCCTGCCTTGGATAAAGACGTATTTTTTAGAATGAAAAGAAATTTTTGTCATTTTATACTCCTTTAGTCGTCGTCATAAATCACCCGTTCTTTTCCGATATTCTTCTATCGCTTTATAAAAGAACTCAAAAGCATTCCGATCTTCGATAGAATCAAAGGTACCATTCACAATTTCATCCATACAAAACAACTGAAATTGATGGATCAGATCACTCACAAATCGTGCGTGCTGATACCTTTTATTTATTCTTTCCATAAGCTCTTCCATGTTTTTATTTTTATCTTCCATAATTATTATCGCTTTTCAAGACTTGAATTGCGTTTACGATGAGATGAGCATACTCTCTCATTTGCTGTGCTTCTTCTATTTCCCCTGCTTTTTCAAGAATGCGAGCCATCCTTAAATAAAGCTGACTTATTTCAAGCATGACACCAATCATATTCCACCTCTTGAATATAAAGTTAATGCAATCAGATTTGATTGTATAGATGTGTCATTTGTGAACGGGGGCATCCCCTCTTTTATCTACGCATAAACAATAAATGAAAATGACTATTCCAATGATTAACGCTGTCGACTGATCGGGTTTTAAATCACGATATTCAGACTTATCAAGACAGGATAAGATTCGCATGCGGCCAGCTACCTACCCCCTAGGGACTCGGAATTCTTTCAATGGCGGGGCAAGAGCAAAAAAATAAAGTGTTGACAACAATTTAAGATATCTTAAGTAGTTGCCCTATTCATTTAAGGTATTAGAGGATGCCGATTTATCTGTCTCCCGTCCAAATGCGGGTCTAATTTTTTCTCTTGATATCAATTCAGAAACTTGATGTATCCCCCCTGCTTGGATGACATGTTCATGTCGCATTGGGGGTCCGTTCTCCTGCCGGCCCAGTCGGCTACAGGTTGGTTCATGTCATCGTTAATCATAGCGAAGAGAGCATGGATAAGTTCCCGATGAAGTTTCCATGCTCTCTTCATCCTAGATTTCCTAGAATTTCTAGATTTCCTAGATTCAAGTACAGCCGACAGATTATTGTCGCCCGAATAACCGCTCTAGATCTGCTTTTTCAGTATATTTTAAGGTGATTTTGTTTTAGAAAAGCCTCAGGGAAGGCCCTTTTCACAAAACCTTCCCTGAACAAGAACATTAGGAGTCGGTATGTATCGTAGTCTTATCCTCTTGACAAGAGTTTCAGTTTATAAATCTAATCAATTGTAATGGGAGAAAGATATAGCTTTTGCTGCGAGCAAGAGGAATGTCTCTTCTGTGGGGGTACAGGCTTTTCAGGGGATGCCTATCCTTTTTCTAACAGCAATATCAGACCCAGATCGAAAACCTATACGGGTGATGGCTTCTCGATGGATCGAGCGGTTTTCGCCATGAACACATATATAAACAAACAAAGAGAGAAACGTATGAGTGAGTTGGTAGTTCAAGAAAAGAAACAAATGACCTTAGCTGAAAAGTTCAATTATACAGAAAAACAAATGCATCTCATTCGAACTAAAGTTTGCAAGAATGCATCCGACGAAGAACTTGAACATTTCTTTTATAAGTGTACTGCATTAAAACTAGACCCTCTTATGGGACAAATCTATTTCGTTAAATTTGGCAATAGCCCTGGGACAATCATCATTGGGATTGATGGCTATCGCATGCGTGCGCAAGCCACAGGGAAACTCAATGGTATCAAGCGAGGAGTCATTCGAGATAGTAAAACTGGGAAATGCACAGGCGCTTGGGCGGATGTTTACCGTAAAGACTGGGAACATCCCATTCATGAAGAAGTCCCTCTAGAAGAATACATGTGTGAGAAACCGAACTGGAAAAAAATGCCTGAGACGATGATTAAAAAAGTAGCTGAAGCTGCGGCTCTTCGAATGGCATTCCCCGATGCTTACAATGGAATTTACGTTCAAGAGGAAATGGACCGAACTATTAAAGATGTTCCAAGTGAAGTAGTCAAAGATGAAAGAAAACCTTCAGATGCCCAATTGAAGCGTCTTTTTGCAATTAAGAAAACTCATGAATACTCTGATAATGAACTTAGATCTTATATGCAAACTGAGTTCAGTAAGAACTCCACACGTGATCTCACTCTCATTGAATATGACAAGCTTTGTTCGGCAATGGAATCAGGTGAATTAAGAATAGGAAAAGAGGAAGAGAAAAAACCTGAAGAGCCTGAAACTGAACCGAGTGACTCAAATGAAGATCTAGAAGAAGAAGTAGGGGCGAGTAGCGATGTCCCTTGGGCAAAGTATCGAGATGTAAAATGAATAAAGAAAAAGAATTAATTATTAAGATGTTAGATGCATTAAAAGAGGCCGAGCTAGTGATTAAGAGTGCGAGTGAAGGGTGTT